CGGCGCCAGGCGTCGACCATCTGCCGGGCGGTCGACTCAAGCAAATACACGCCGTAGATGCGGCCCATCGCAGCAAAGGCGCCCACGCCGCCGGCGTAGCCGCAGGCCAACTCCTGCACCTTGCCGATCTGGCGCTGATCCTTGTCGATCTGCTCGATGGGCAGGTGGAAGGTCTTGCTGGCGTTGACTTTGTAGATGTCAGCGCCGGCGCGGAACAGGTCTAGCTTGGCATTGGATGAGAAATGATTAGCCAACCACGGGTTCATGCGCGCCTCGATGGACGACCAGTCTGCTACGATTAGCACATGCCCCCGCGCCGGCGTTAGCGCAGGACGTAGCATTCCCTTCAAAACGTCGGTTACGCGCTTTCCGAACGTTGGGACAATCTTATGACCTCTGACCATTGCATGACGTACATCATCGGGCGCTGTAGCAACCTTGCGGGTAAAGTTGTGAACCTGAGCGCCGTAGGATGAGGCCCGTCCCGTAGCAGATCCACCCGCAAATACAAAGGCCCCGCGAACGCGGCGGTCTTCGTCGTCTGCAAGCGCTTCAAGGCGGCTGAACTTCGCAACCGACGACGCCCACAGGTCGTCGGCGCACTGGATAACTTCGGCCACAGCGGACGGTATCTCATCGGGGTTCTCCTCGGCCATCACTAGCAGATTGGCACGCACGGTCTTGTCGATGCTGAGTTTTTGCTCGCCGTCCCTGTACTGCGTCATCATCTTGAGCGCCTCGGGGCCGACGCGCTTGGTTACCCACTCGCGCATCTTGGGGCTGCGCACCGAGGTGATTTCGCCGTCGGTCACATCGGACACGATCTCCTCGATCTCGACCAGCTCCTCGTTGGCGTACTTGATTGCGGCCTTGCACAGATCGACGTCGACCGACACGCCGCGATCGTTGATGCGCTCGTTCACATGGTAATCGGCCAGCTCCTCGTCCGACAGCTGCCGCATGGCCTTGCTGATGGCGCGCATGGCACGCACGTCCTGCTCGCAGTAGGCGATCATCTCGGCCATGAGCGCTGCGTCCTCGCGGAACTTGCCGTCGGCCTGCGGGATGGACAACAGTCGGATCAGTTGCGCGCCCCGGTAGTCTTTCTTCATGTCGGCCGACGCAAAGCGCCCCACGTCCTCAAGGCTGCCAGGCGCGCAGTTGGCGCGGGCCTGGGCGGCCGTGCAGTAGAACTGCTCCAGGCGTGGGGTGGGGATGTTGAAGTCAGGCGCGAGGACGTACGTCCAGATCAAACGCTCAAAGGCCGCGTTGTGCGCGTAGATGCGGATGCCATACTGCACGGCATCGGCCACGCGGTGCGGGAAGGGCTCGCCTGGGCGCCAGGTGGTGACCTCTTCATCATCAAATGCATAGGACAGGCACAGCACCTCGGTGCTGGCGTCTTGCGCGTAGTTGTAGACGCCTTTGGCCGGCAGGTCGCAGCGGCTGCGCGTCTCAAAGTCAACCCACAGCGCGCTCACGAGGACAACCCCAGAGTGCTCAGATCGGTGGGCGTGGTGGTGTTTTGGGCGGCTAGTACGACCAAGCGCGAGGCGGCCTCGCGGATGTGCATAGCCATGCGCAGCGCGCCGTCGTCGTTGTACTCCTCACAAGCGCGGCGGTATTCGTGCAGCAGATGGCACAACTCCTCGTATGGGTGCATGACACAGTCTCCATAGGTGGGGGCCTCGATTTGGGTTTCGACTAGCTGCAGTGGAAAACCAGAAAACACTGCAGGTCACCATCCTCGATCGCTGGCTTGACGGCCCCCGGTTCAATTAGACCGCGCGACGACGGCGACGGGGCGCTTCTTCAGCTGCGGCCTCTTCCTTGGCATCTGCCTTGGCGTCGGCCTCGCCGTCCATGCTGACCCACTCGACGATCTCAAAGACCGGCGTGAAGATCTTGCCGTAGGACTTGTGCGTGTAGTGATCCTTCTTCAGGCGCACCACGGGCACGGGCTTCGTCTGGTCTTTTTCTACCTGAGCAGCAATCGCCAAAGCCAGGGTCTGAACGCTGCGCTTGCCACCCACCGAGGTGGTCGTGTAGCGCGCCTCCATATCCTTGTCCTCGCCGCTGATGCACTTCAGCGACATGCCCACTTGAGTCTCCCAGCCCTTCTTGGCGTTAGGCGGGGCTGCATCAAGTTCTGGCAGCGGTTGCGAGACAGAAACCATCTTCTCACCCAACACTTCGCCGTCGCCCCAGGCAATGAAGCCGTGGACAAAGGAGAAGGGATTGACCGCCCAAGTCGCATCATCCTCGACTTCGGTTTGGTCAGCGCCGTAGACCCAATGGCCGGTCTTGTCCATCTTGAGGAGCACGACGCCGGCAGAGCCGACGTCCTTCTCAAGCGAACGCAGCGCGGTGGAGAGGCTAGAAACTGCAGGCAGATTTGCTTGCTTGAAGGTTACGATATTTGACATGACTGTCTTCCTTACTGGAGTTTAGAAAGGGCCGCAGTAATCTGCTTCCCGACGTTAAGCACCGCCGGCCGGGGATCGCTCTCCGGCGCGAGGGTACTGCCGCTCGACACTGCCACGACAAGATCGTCGGGCAGCGCCAGCTTGCTCTTTTTGAGGGCCTTCTCGGCAGCCGCCGGAGAAATCACCTCGGGTTCTTTGTTAGGGTTTACCCCCTGTTCTTGCAACCATTGCCTGGCCTTGGCTTCATCGGCCCACTGGCGCGTTGCGCGCTTCATTACCAGTTTATACCCCGGCACCTGCTTATCATTCTCAAGCATGGTGAAGGCCAGCTCGCGCAGGTCTTTGATCCAATCCTCGATAAGGTCGGCCTGGGCCAATAGTGTGCCCACCTGGGCACTGTCGATGGCGTTGATCTTGGTCTTGAGCGCGCGGTCGACGGCGCCGGTCATCTGCGGGCAGATGGGCTTGGCAGCGCACCAGCGGCAATGGTCGCCCACGGCCAGGCGCGCGTTGGGTAGCTTGGCCTGCTTGACAGCGCGCGTCAGCTCGTCGACGAACTTGTCAAGTGTTGCAAAGTCAGTCACCCAACGCTTGATGTGGGGCGGCTGCACGATGATCAACTCTAGTTCATCGGTGCCCTCGAACGCCCACTGCGTCTCAGGCGTCAGGCGCGCAGCTGCTGCGTAAAAGAGCAGCTGTTTGTTGTTCTCAGCCGGCACCGGCACGCCGTCGCCGAACTTCCAATCGAGGATGATGGTGCGGTTGCCGCGCCGCGCCAACACGTCGGTGGATCCAAACGCGTCGGGGATCAAATCGCCAAAGCCCACGCGGGACTCGACCTCGACTTCCATCGTCATGTCGGGGTCGATCTCGTTGAGTGCCTGCAGCGCAGGGGCGATCTTCTCGTCGATCAACTCCTGCGTCAACTTGATGCCGTTGTACTCGCGGCCAAGGAAGTCGGTTGCGACTTTGTCTGAGGACAGCAGGTCACTCATCACGTCGTGCAGCAGCGTGCCTTCGTCGGCGTACTTGCTGCTGGGCTTGGGCGGCATCTGCACCACCAGTGCCACGCTGCCCGGACAGTTGATCACACGGCTAGCGGTAGAGCCACCCACAAGGGTGGAGTGGGCTGCAACTTGGGTCATAGGGGACTCTCCTGTACTGTTGGAGGCCCGATCATAGCACAACATAAAAATAGCTTGTCAAGAACTTTTTGACCCTATAATATGCGCAGCACGGAGGTTACCATGCTTGAACGTCAGATTGAAGCGCACCTGGTCAAGAAGGTCAAAGAACTCGGCGGCATTGCCTACAAGTTCGTCTCGCCGGCCAATCGAGGCGTGGCTGACCGCGTCGTCGTGCTGCCAGGCGGCGGCGTCGTGTTTGTGGAAGTGAAGTCGGCCACTGGTCAACTGTCGCCACTGCAAGAGCAGTTCGCTAAGGACATGACGCGCTTGAAGCAGAACTACATCGTGTTGAAGTCAAGAGAAGAAGTCAATGCTTTCATTGAGGCGGTCAGCAAATGATCCATTATCACGGCCTTCCCATTACGCCGCAAACAACTGCTGTTTGCGCGGTGAATGGGGGGCACGCTTTTGTATCGTTTGCGCACCCAGATCAATTTGGTGTCGCCGTGGAGATATGCCAGTCGTTTGCAATTGACAACGGCGCTTTCTCCGCGTGGAAAACGGGGCGCCCCGTGCAGGACTGGCGCCCGTTCTATAAGTGGGCCGAAGATTGCCGCCGCATTCCGTCATGTGACTTTGCGGTCATACCTGATGTTATTGACGGCGATGAAGCAGCTAATGACGCGCTGCTGGATGAATGGCCGCTTGGCGTTATGTTTGGCGCGCCGGTATGGCACATGCACGAAAGCATAGACCGTTTAGAGCGCTTAAGCGCAACGTATTTGCGTGTGTGCATTGGTAGTAGCGGCCAATACGCCACGGTAGGCAACGATGCTTGGTGGGCACGAATTGACAAAGCGATGCGCGCTGTGTGCGATCCACAAGGCCGCCCATTAGTGAAGTTGCATGGTCTTCGCATGCTTAACCCTAAAGTGTTTACTCGTCTGCCGTTTGCTAGCGCTGACTCTACCAACATTGCTCGCAACGTTGGAATAGATAAGCATTGGGCGAAAGGTAATTACCTGCCGCCCACTAAAGAAGCGCGAGCGCAAGTGATGCGTTTGCGTATTGAGGCGCACAACGCGCCAGCAACTTACGACTTTAAGGAGTCAACATGAACCTCGCTATCGCAATTACATCCTACGCCATCGCCATGACTCTGGCCAATTTAAGTGTCGCCACTTTTGGCCCAAGCATTACACCTATCAATGCTTTTGTACTTATTGGGCTTGACCTTGCGCTACGCGACTGGTTGCACGTACGACTCAAGGTCTGGCAGATGGGCGCACTAATCGGCGCAACTGGCCTGCTAACTTTCGTGCTTAACCCGGCGGCGGGGCAAATAGCTATTGCGTCAGCTTGCGCGTTTACCGCCGCCGCGCTAGTAGATTGGGGCGCGTTCGCTAGGTTGCGAGGCTCGTGGTTGTTTCGTGCAAACGGATCAAACGTGGCGGGAGCTGCTGTGGATTCAATCTTGTTTCCAACTATTGCTTTCGGCGCGCTCATGCCGCACATAGTTGCCATGCAATTTGTCGCCAAAATTGCGGGCGGCGCGTTGTGGGCGTGGCTATTAAACCGGCGACTTGCGTGAATCTACGCCCTTATCAAAACAGCGCGGCTGACTTCTTGTTTGAGCACGACCGTGCGATGGTACTCGCACCGGTTGGCGCAGGCAAGACGGCCATCACGCTGACGGCCATGTATGAGATGCTTGAGCACGATCACGTCAAGCGCTGGCTAGTCATCGCCCCGTTGCGCGTGGCTAACGGCGTCTGGCCTACGGAGCTGCCCAAGTGGGCGCCGTACCTGCGCATGGCCGTGGCCGTGGGCACGCCAGCGCAGCGGCTGGCCGCGTTGGCAAGCGACGCGCAGGTAGTTGTGACTAATTATGACAATTTGCAGTGGCTAGCGGATACGCTTGAGGCGTCAAAACGCGACCTGTTCGACGCGGGGTTCAACGGCGTGGTGTTCGATGAGCTGACCCGGCTGAAGAACCCGAGCGGCGCCAGGTTCAAGGCGTTGGAGAAGATCATCAAGCGCGTGCCGATCCGTTGGGGCTTGACCGGGTCGTTTACTAGCAACGGTCTGGAAGACGTGTTTGGGCAGTGCAAGATCGTTGACCAGTCGCTGCTCGGGCGTAGCAAAGGTGCGTTTCAGCAACAGTACTTTTTTCTGATCAACAAAGACTACAACGAATGGGCGCCGATGCCTGGCGCGCTGGAACAGGTCATGGCCCGCATCAAGCCGGCCACGTTCGTGCTTGAGCCAGGCGAGTACAAGGACAAGTTGCCGCCGCTGCATACGGTGCAGCTGCGTGTGGACATGGCTAACCGTGGGCCGTACGACACGATGAAAGAGGACTTCATTGTTCAGTTCCCGAACGCCACAGCGGTAGCCCAAAACGCAGGCGTGGTCACGCAAAAGCTGCAGCAGATGGCCTGCGGGTTTGTGTACGCCCCGCACGCTACCTGGTTTAGCCCGCACAAGTTCGACGCGCTCGATGACCTACTTAACGAGAATCAACATGCAAACACCATCGTTGTCTACAACTACAAAGAAGAACTCGCCGAGCTGCAGCGACGATTCCCGACCATCGCCACAATGGACGATGCTGACATCGTTGAGCGATGGAACGCTGGTCACGTTCGACTATTGGCGCTGCACCCGAAATCCGCAGGTCATGGCCTTAACCTGCAGCATGGAGGTCGACACCTGGTCTTTCTGTCCTTGCCGTGGAGTCTTGAGCTTTACGAACAAACCATTGGGCGGCTGCACCGATCCGGCCAGCGCCACGATGTCTGGTGCTACATCCTGATGACCGCCGACACCATAGACGAACGCATCTGGGGCGCGCTGCACGACAAGCGCGCCATCAGCAATATAGCAATGGAGGAACTGAAATGACAGATAGAGAACTTCTGCGGCACGCCTTGAAGGTGCTTGAAGACCCGTTGGCTATTGGCCCGGACGGCGTTGTGGAGACGGTGTTAGCCATACGCGCGCGCCTTACGACGCCAGAGCCACATTTGGTGGAACGTGAAGCGTGCGCTCGGCTGTGCGACGAGATAGCCGCCAACTACAACAATCCAACGGCGTCAGAGTGCGCCACAGCAATCAGGAGCAGAACGTGAAGTCGTCAAGAGTCAAGCTACTCAAGGCCAAGCTGATCTCGGCGCGAGCCGACGAGCGGCTGTGGGCCAAGGTGTACAACCGGGCCGAACGCGCCATGCTGCGCATAGGCCGACAAATAGAAGATCTGGAGAGAAGAATTGCAAACGAACTGGCGAAAACTAAATAAAGAACTGGCGCTGATGAGCGAGGATCAGGTGCTGCAGCTGCTCAACCATGAGCGCACCAACCAGCGCCGCATCTCGATCCTTGAGCGGCTGCACCAACGCTACACCATGCTGCGCTGCGAACGCGAACGGCGCGAGATCCTGCGCGAAGCGCGGGCACTATAGGGGTAAACCACTATGAAAGAATTGTTTGAACCGTTGATGTCTTACTTCCGCGCGCCTAGCGCCGAGTCGTTGGCGCTCAAGGAGTTGGAAGACGCCAAGCGCAAGCTGCTAGAGGCCCTATCAGCGCGCGAATACACCGACTCCATGTGCAAGTACCATGAGACGCGTATAAAGCGTTTGACGGCCTATTTGCACAGCGTGACGGAGGTGAAATGAAATGCCCAGTGTGCGGGACATGGACAATAGTCAAGGACACGCGGGGCACGCGCCGGCGCCGGGAGTGTGCGAACCTGCACAGGTTCGTTACCCAAGAAAGCGTCGTGAGAATTGGCCCTTTCGCTTCTACGAAGAAAGAGGCAGAATGTACGAAAACATCGTCCCTAGACAGAAAAAGTCTAGCCCTGATGACGTAGGAGACGCGCTGCTTTGAACTGCTGTGACGCCTATGGGAACTGCCGCCAGGGCCGCGACTGCCCTGTGCGGTTATTTCGACTTGCGGCTGTAGAACAGCGTGCGGTCACCGAACAGGTAGAACCCAACGGCCGCAGCAAAATTGTCGACTGTATCGCTCGCCTGGCCTTGAAGTTTAAGCGCCGCCCAGGTGCCCAAGACGACCGCAGCGACAGCGGGGCGCATTAGCCGCACCGCAGCCTCGACCCACGGGTAGGATGGGTTGGCACCGCCGGCCTCATTCATGGCCTTGAACATTTCCAGGTCGAGCTGGCGCATCTTGGCGTACTCTTCCACGTTGGTGGGCTTGTACCCGTCGGTCTGGATAAAGCGCCCAATTAGGGATTTTCCCAAGTCAACAGCTAATGGGCCAAGAGCGGCCAATACGGTTAGCGGATCCATTTAGGTGCCTCCAGTACTAGATAGACCAAGAGCCCGGGCAGCGTGGTCGCCACGGCGTCCCAGACGTCGGGCGCGCCTTCTTTGCGATACCACTGCTGCGCCTCATAAAAGACGCCCAGGGCCGCGCAGCCAACAAGCACTGCAGCGCTCAAAGGCATATGGTGCAGGGCAAACAGCACTGCGCAGGCCGCAGCGCCCATCGCTAGGTGCATCAGCTTGTCTCTTGGGATCATGGGTAGTCCTTCCACGGCAGCTGAAAGTGTGGGCCGTCTGGGAAACTCTGCCAGTCGCCGCCCCACTCGATGGCGATCTCCAACTCTTGCGCGGCGGCTTTCATCGCCTTGGCGATCTTGTGGTACAGCGGCCAGTCCCACCGCACTTGGTTGGTGACCCACGCGCCCAAGTCGACGGCGTGGCCGGTCAAGTGGCGGCTATTCATCGTCTGACTTGCCCCGGACTTAACCAGCTGCGCCTGGCGCTCTAGGGTACGCAGACCCTCTAGCACCGTGAAGTCTACGGTGGTCAGCACGATAGCGCGCTCGACGACCTTGACCAGGTCTGGGTGCACGCCCTCAAGACGCGCGCGGGAGCGCACGCCAAGTCGAAATGTCACTTCTTCATCTTGCGCAGAGTCTGCGCAAGCCGCGCGCGCTGGCCGGTCTTGCCGCCCTTCTCAGCGGCCTTGGCAAGTTTGCCTGCGGGGATCTTCTCGCCTTTCTTGACGCCCATCGACGCGTGCAGCGCGCCGGGCTTCTTGATAGCGCCTGCTATCCAGTTCTTGGTTGCCATACGTCCTCCTAATGCTTACCGAGGAAAAACCCAAGCGCGCCGGTGACAACCGACCACAGCCCGATGCCCAACCAGATAGCGCCCTTGGAGCGGCTTGCCATGTCTAGCAGCTGCTCCATCTGGCGCTCCATGCGATCCATTTTCTTGTCCATGACCTGTACGCGTTCCCATAAAACGCCGTACCTCACGGGGTCAAAATTAGCCTCATCAAACGCCATGATTACCTCGTTAACGCGTTTGCGGGCGCCTGGGGCGCCAGGTTATTGATAGGGGGCATCTCGGGGTTTTGTATGGCCCCGCCCACGCCCATCGCAGCTTTAGGAACTGCCGGCTTAATGTTAGCCCAAGTGTCGGGATCGCCGATAGCTTTCAAAACCTTGGATCGCTCATTGCCAGGCAGCGTTGCTAGCAGTTCATCAAACGACCTGGCTGACAAGGACGCTTCGGCCATCTTTTCAATCGTTTTCTTACCTACTCTTACGCCTAGCGTGTCCAGCACTCTGTTGGCCGTGGTAGCGAAAACGTTGAAGATGTTGGGCAGCCGGTAGTTGGGCAGTTCATCCCTAAGCAGCTCGGTAGCGCGCTGCTGGCCGGCACTAATCTGCTGACCGATGGCGGCCTCGGTTTCGAGTTGCCGGGCTACCTCGCGCACCCTAGCTAATTGCTCAGGCGTCAGCACTTCATTCAATGCTTCAAAACGTGGCGCGCCTCGGCCGCCTGCGCGTCGCAGCATCGCTTGCTCACCACGGCCTAGCACATTCAAGAACGGCCCGATGCGCTCGCCGCCGCCAGGTCTTTCTAGCACCGACACCATCTCGCGCAGTACCTGCGCCTGATTGACCGGTGCGGACAATGCAGAAAACGTAGCGCGGGCTTGCCCGTATTCAGGCACCCTTGTTTCAAAAATAGCAACGTAATCGTCCAACAGTCCGCGCGCAGCCAACTGGGCGTCGCGCCCAGCCTGCGTGACAGCAGGCGAGCCGTAGGCGATGTCGCCCAGAGCGCGTCTAATGTAGTGCAACGACTCACCGGTAATCTGAGCCGTTTGGGCAGGCACCTCGCGCATGATGGGCCTGCCGGCTGCGTCCAGCATACCCGTTTCAACCATTCTGGCGGGCGTTGTTTGACCCATGATGAAGGGACGCCCGTCCATCCTAGCGATGTTGGCCGCCTGTGCTAGCGTGTTGTTGGGCATCCGGCCAATCACATCGGCCAATTCTTGATCAATGGTCACCACTGCCCGATCGGCAGCTTCGTAGAGTGGTCGAGACGCAACGCGCCGGGCGTCGATGGCCGCCTGCAGATCAGGCGTCACGCCTTCAATTGTCGATCTGCGCGCTGCTTCTTGACGGGCCTCGATGGCCGCGCGGGTGTCGACAGGCGCTTGTTTGCCTAGTTCTCCCGACTTCTTGATGGTCTTCTCAAGCGTGGCCTGCGCGCTTGGGCTGATAACGCCGCCCCGCGCAAGCGCCTGCTGCGCGGTCAACCCTTCGGCGCCTGCGGCCTGCAGCGCAGTTCGCGCGGCTGCAACCTGTTCTGGGCCACCTAGCGCTTCTCTGGCGGTCTTAGCCGCCAACTGATTCGGCAGCTGTCCAAGATCCATTATCTTGCCAGCACCTGAAACGCCGGCTTGCACCAGTTTGTTGATGATCGGCGCGGCCAATCGACCGCCGACCTCATAAGTAGTGCCTTCAACAACGCCGCCGCCCGCGCGCTGAAGTTCTCCTGCAAGGGTGTCGGGTGGGACAAGCCCTAGCGCCACATCAACGGCGCGCAGGCCCTGTTTGGCCGTGCCGTAACCTAGCCCAGCGCCGGTGATACCGCCCACAGCCGTGCCAAATGGCCCAGCGCCGAACGTGCCTGCGGCCGCACCGCCGGCCCCACCTAATACGCCACCCACCATCTCAACGGTCGGGCCGACTAGCTGGCGCGTTGCAACAGCGGCGCGGTACAGGCCCGGATACTCGCTAGCCCACGCTGGAGGTGTTGCCCGTGGGCCAGTAGGCATACCTTCAGGCTCGGCAGCGCGCGGTTGCGCTACGCCAAACTTGACACGAATAGCCTCTTGCGTGGCCGCGTTAGCCTTGGTGTAGTTGGGGTCAAGCGGCGCATACTTGTCAAAAATGGCCTTCTTTGTCGCTGCGTTGGCGTTGACGTAATTGGGGTCTTGAATGATCTCAGCGAGCGTTGCCATACCCCCTCCTTATTTCAGCAACGGGTTGTTGGTATCAACGCCGCCGCCCGCTGTCGTGCCCTCGGCCGCCATGTCCGTGGACACAAATTGATCTTTGCGAGCCTTCATCAAACGCAAAACAGTCTTTGCTGCCGCCCTGCGACTTTCGCGCGGTAGCGTTGAATCGGCAAGCTGGCCGCTTGCCGATTCATAAGCCTGCCTATCTTTGTCAGATTGCGGCCCTTCAAAGCGCGGCACCATTTTAAGTGCAAGATCAGCAATTGGCTTGAGTTGACTAGTAGCAATATCGCCTTTGGTTGCTTTACCGACCTGACGCGCGGCAATGTCAACGATAGAGCCTATACCGCTACCTGTAGCCTGGTCGAGAAGACCGCCCGGCTTGATTGCGTCTTCAAGTTGTGTAATGGCTGTAGTAAGGTCTTTTGACAACTGTACGCGCTGCGCCTGCGTCTTCTCAAACGTTGCGCTAGGTTTGCCTTTAAGCGTAACGGGCGCGCCGGCAGCAGTAGCAGCAGCAGGAACGGCGGCGGCAGCAGGAGCAGCAGCAGCAGGAGCAGCAGCACGAGCAGGAGCGGCAGCAGCAGGAGCAGCAGCAGGAGCAGCAGCAGGAGCAGCAGCAGGAGCAGCAGCAGGAGCGGCGCCGGGAGCGGCAGCAGCTCTAGGTTGTATGATCTGACCAAACATATTGAGCAGCGTAACGTTGCCCGCTGCGTCGATAAGAGTGTGTGCGACCTTGGTGGATTCCTGAGACGCTGCGCGGGTCTGCTCTGGCGTAAGCGACTTGAGCTGACGGTCGACAATCCTTGACGATCGAGTGACAGGATCGTACTCTTCCGTGATGATGGCGCCGCCAAGATCGGTCTTGGTGCGCTTGGGCAACGCTTCGCCGGGTGTGAGCGTCTTTGTTGCCACCGAGCCGGGCACGATTGTGGCCGCGCCGCCAAGGCCCGGGGTGGAGATGACGCGCACCTGGCCGCTTAAATCTTGCGTAGTCAGCGTGGGCTTATTCAACTCCATAGTTCTTTCAGTACCTAACTTGGATCCAGCAAGCAGTAACGCAAACGCCTCCGGGCCCCGCGCAATCGCGTCTTGGATGCGCGCGCGAGATTGTTCAGCGGTCACGCCCCGCGCGGCCAACATCGGGCCTAACACGGGGTCGCGGTGGTTGGCTTCATGCCACGCAATGAATTGTGCAGGCGCGTTAGGGTCGCCGGGATGAATATTGTCAAGAAAAGCGCGCGACAGCTTAAGTCGGGCATCAACCAATTCGGTTTCGGTCTTCATTGTCTCGCGGCGCGTCTTCAAAAATTCTGAGTAGCCTTTAAGGTCACCAGCTTTCAACAATGCGTTAGCAATGGCCGTGTCGTCGGTTCCTGCTTGCGCAAGAGCGTTCGTGCGGGCAATATCCTTAGCCTCGGCGCGTTGCGCCGCGCCGAGCTGATACTGCGCCAGCGCGTTCTGGTTCTGCGCCTGCTGAATGGCGGCGATCTTGCCGTACTGCGCAAGGGGGTCAGCCAGCTGCAGCGGCTGAACACCCATTGCAATTGCGGGATTGATAGGCATGACGTCTCCTTACTAGCCGGGAGGCAGTTGCGGCCCGACGGTGCCGGGGTTTTGATAGGTGTAGTTGTACCCACCAAATCCTGGGCTGTAATTAAAGCCGGGCGGCGTTCGCATAGCGTTCAAATAATTTTGGCCCTGCATGTAGTTCAGCCCCGTGCCAAGTGCGCTAGTCAGCGCGTTAGCACCGCCGACGTAGCCCGACGCGCGCGCTGCAGCTGCGTTTTGGATGGCTTCTGACACATTCTGACCCATCTGCCCGGCCGCGCCGGTCAGCGCATTGGCTGACGTCTGTCCCACGCCCGCAAGTGCGGCTGTGGTGTTGTACTGCGCCAGTGCTCGGTTGTAGGCGTTTTGGTACTCTTGCGATGCGAGGTCTTGCCCAAAGCGCTGCGCGCCCTTGAGCATACCTCCCGACAACAAACCGCCGCGCGCAGCAGCGCCGCGCTCCAACGCTTTCATACCCTCGGACATTCGAAACGCATAGCCTGGGTCTTGCGTCAGATCGACCTGGCCGGTAAAGCCAGTGCCCATCTTAGCCAGCGCGTTGATGCCGGCCTGGCGCCAAGGCTCTTGCAGTTGAACTTGACGCTCAAAAATGTCGCGCTGGACATCTGCAGATTGTTGCGCCGCTTGTTCTTGCGTTTTAGCAGCTCTATTTGCAGAATATGCACCGATTGCTGCGCTGGTGACTACCGCGCCTGCTACCCAGAATGTCATGTCAGCACCCCCTGTGCGTCGTGTTTGATTAAGTTGCCCGGCGCGTACATACTGCTGGGCTCTAATTCTACAAGTTCAGATTCTGCTTCTTCAACCGTTGTGGCATCGACTGCATGAAAAGTCATGCATAAAGCGTCCGTTATCGCATACACAGCACGTTTAGTGCCGGGCTTGCTTTGAAACAAATGCGGGCCAGTAACTTCTTGGACGTTTCCTGTTCCATCTGTAATAGCTACTGTTCCCGACACAATCAAGTAAAAGTGTTCTTTTTTGTGCACTGCACCAACGACCAACACGCCGGCGTGACGAAACACCTCGCGGCAGTACATTCCACCGTGAAAGTAATGTTTCGTCTCGGGCTGATACTGCGGCAGATTGGCAAGCTCAGTTTGCAGAGTCTCTACCTTCTGCTGCATTAGCCCCAGCGGTTGGTCAATGGTCAGAGCATCGCTCATTGCGTGATCTCGCGGCCCGAGGCGCGGATGTTGATCGAGGTGGCAGCGCTGGCGATCGTGCTGATAAAACCGCCCGGCGCCAGGATCTGGCCGACGATCTCAGGAAACGTGTACGTCTCGGCCGGCTGCAGCGACTTGGTCTTGACGATCAAGTTCTGGTTGCCCGCCGTATCCGCTAGCGTGACCAGGTTAACGCTGATCGTTGCGGCCGTCGCGCTGTAGTTGGTTGCGGTAAATTTGTCAATAATCGTCGTCACGTTGGTCGACGTATATTGCGTGGTTTGTGCGCTTTCGGCAGTTTTTGCCGGAATTAGCACTTTAGCGTAAACAGTCATGTTTTATCTCCTTACTCCAGTTGCAGCGCGTTGTTGGAGTCGTACTGCGTCATTATCCAATTAGTTCCGTCAGAAACCAAGGTGGCGTTTGCCCCGGCAACCGCCTCCAATATGGCCGTTGTCGCCGCCCCGCCGGCCAGCGGCACTACGTTACTCGACGCTGACACCAACGTCTGCGCCTGGTAATTCAGGAAGTACAGGACGCGCCCGGTGTTGGTCGAGGCGGTGGGAAGCGTTACGGTGCAGGACGAGCCGGACTTGTTGTTTATCAGCCAAGTCTCACCATTGGCAACCGAAAAGTTGGCCGTCTTGGTAACTGGCGCGCCGCCGGAGCCGGCGATTACCGATGCCGGGCTGACGTTCTTCCAATAGCCTAGACCGCTGTCGTACTGGATCAGGTCTTTGTCAGGGATGGGCGACGTGAACTGGACATTGCTATCCGTGCCGCCCAGAACCGAGCCGGGCACGATACGGACGTGCATAGAGCCAGAGCCGCCAGCGCCTGCGTTGATGACCTCGCCCACGTAAGTTTTTATGTTCGGCGCAGACGGTTTTACTTTCGTCATGCTGCCCACAAACGCGGGGTTGTAGTACAGCGCATCGCCGTCAGCCCAAACTTCCCCGACGCTGCTACCTGTAGTGTTAAACCCTTTGATGTCGCCGCTGATCTGGATCAGCCCAAAGTCGTTAAGCGCTAGCGTCTCTGCTGCTACGCCAACGATCTGGTTGGGGTCTGTCAAAGCCAAAGGCGTAGGTGCCACCGTAATGACGCCCGAGGCGCCTACGGCGCCGGTGTGGTAGCAAAGTTGGCCTTTGGTGATTGGTGCAGACGCCTTGGCGTAAACATACTCAGATTCGCCAACTTTGATCAACACGTTGGCTGTGGCCTGTACGCCCAAGGTTGTACCGCCGTCCCACGCTGCGGTGCCTACATCGGGCGGCACTCCACTAGCCGTGGTGTCAAAGGTCATCCACGGCACGTTGGCCTGCTGCAGCGCGGCCATCGTGCCTAGCTCGGCCCGAGGCAGCATCTCTAGCCCGTTGATGTCCTTTTGCGTCTCTGCGTTGTATTCCTCGCAGGGGCACTCCGGCTGCGACTCCAGCGCGTTAAGTTGCTTGTCGATTTCAGCGATCTGCGACACCAGCGCCGAGTCCGACGGCGCGTTGGTGGGGCCGTTGGGGTCAATCTGCACGGCCTCGACCGGGATCGGCGGCGGCCCTTTTTGCAGGTCAAGCAGCGATATGGAGTTGTCGCCGCTGCCGGTTAACTGGAACAGATTTAGAAAGAACCGATACCACTCACGCGAGATCAGGCCCGTGCGCGCGTCGATCAGCGGCACGCGCGGTGGCGTGATATTGGTGATATTGGTCGGGCTAGGCATTGGTCGGGCTGATCATCAGTTCTGCGCCCATGATGACGATCTTGACTGGATCAGTACCCGACAGCTCATAGACGCGGTCGCGCAGCTTGAGCGTCATGCCCAGCCGCCGGAAGAACACGCGCTTGTAGTACTCGCCAATCTTGCCCATCGGCGCCCAGTGCTCATTGCTCCAAGTGTGGCCGCCGTCATCTGACCAGCGCAGCATGACCTGCGGGTCGTCGCCCTGGCCGATCACAATGCCCGTGCCTGACTCCAGGTCTATCTGCAGGCTGTGGTGGGCCGTACGCTTGAGGTTGTTCTGGCCGGTGGGCAGCGCGCGCCACGTCCGATACCAGCGCTG